CATTTGAAATACCCTTTAATCTTATATAATCCACTGTTTAAATTCCTTAATATGATTGGACTTTTTACATTTAGGCTTTCTTTATAAGTAAGTAAACTATCTAGTTGTTCATCAATATCACTAATTACATATAATTCATTTGCTTTCAATAAATTACTAGCCTTAGCACTTTTATATTGTGCCAAGGTTAGTTTGTTTATTGTAGCGCCATTTAATGTTTGTGCCATATTACCAAATGATTGTTTTAACTGTAGGCACTGTAATATTTACTTCTTTATTTGTGATTGTTTGAGCAACTCCATTTACTTTAATAGATTCTAGTTTGTTTGCCTGTGCGTTTGATGGTGCATGTGCCTGTTGTGAATGAGTGTATGCAGTATCATAATGGCTTTTTAATGTGTCTGTTAAGTCATTTGTAACTGTTGGGATTTCACTTTTCAATGCATAATTAGTTAAATCAATTGATGTATCGCCAATCTTTTCCCATTTGTTATTCACATACAGATATTCATCATAGATATTGTTTGTTTCTGTCTTTGACTTTGGTACTAAATAAATAGTCTTATTACTAATGTTTGATGTTGGTAATGCAGTAACTACTGATACATTCAACGTTGTAATGCCATTGATTAATTCATTTACTTCTGTTTTAGAATATGTATTTGTCTTTAGATAATAGTTTGTTAAATCATTTACGGCTTTTGTAACAAAGTTAACATCATTTGATAATTCACTTAGTTTAGTAGGATTCTTTTGTGCTCCTGTTTCAATGCCGTTTAATTTAGTCTTTTCAGCGCTTGTATAAACGTTGTCATCTGTAAAAATCCATATTTCCTGTTCTTGCATTGTTGGTGTGATTGTGCCATTTGCAACATTTGTATCATACAACGCTTTTGTGATCTTATTAATTCTTACTTGATTTAATTCCTGTGACATAATAATCATCTCCCTTTACACTCTTTTTGTATAACTCAATTTAATCCAACCTACATTTGATTTAAGTCTTCCCCAACCATTTCTTTCTTCAACAATTGTGTATCTATATGGTTTCTTGACTCTTGTAACAATACTTGAATTTGTTGTTGGTTCTTTTCTTACATGTAATACATCTGCGGTTACTTCTACAATGTAATTAACATTATTAGATGTATTGGTTGTTTCAACACTCTTGTTTAGAATTCCTTCAACGATTGCTTTAGCACACTTTTCAACGTTCCAATGTGCTTTATCTGTCGCATTATCAACAAAACAACATTCTACTAATAAAGCGCTTGAACGTGTCTTTCTCAACACATATAGATTTTTTTGTGCTTTTACTCCTCTGTTTCTGATTCCTAAACTATTAGAAATGTTCTTTGCAATTCTTTCTGCATATGGCTTTGCTTTTGAACTAGTGCTATATACATATACCTCTGTTCCTGTCCCACCACCTGCATTTAGATGAATAGATACATCTAAATCAACAGAATGTGAATTACATTTGTTAACGATTGCTTTTAGATTTGCATTCTGTGAAGTGCTGTTATCATCTGTGCAATCATAGACAGTATGACCATTTGCACGTAACAATTCAATTACTCTATTCTTTACTTTTCTATCTTCATTTACTTCATCAAGATAGCCACTTGCACCACGACATTTTAAGGAATGCCCACCATGTACATTAATTTTCATTGTCTTACCTCCTACCAAATAATAGTTTTGTAATTACTTACATCAACAATATTGTTCTCTAATTGAACAACTCTTAATTCTAACGCTTGAATTGCTTCATTTAACACTCTTCCCATGTTTGCAGATAAAGCATTATTTTTATCATGACTTGTTAATTCATCATAAACCTCAATCATCATACCACCTTGCTTTCTAGTGCTTCTATTCTACTTACTAAATCACTTATTGAAACACTTTGTGAATCATAATCATTTTCAGTTATAGCATAATATTGAATTTGATTGTTATAAGCGAAAAACAATTGAATGTAAGATGTTGTTGATGTTGTCGCTACATAAGCAACTAATGGAATTTGTGCAATGATACTTTTAGGTGCTCCCTCATATGCTTTGAAATATCCATGTAGCATATAAGCGCCACTTTGAAGACTTTTCAATATAACAGGATTATTTTTGTCTGTGCTTTCTATTACTTCTATAGGCTTGTTTTCAAGTACATTGTAATCACTTGTTCCACCTGTCACCGTCTTATATTGCCCATCATCTGCAAGGTACTTTGTTCCGTCTCCACTTGTATCTACAATGTTTTTCATTTCATCAAGTGTCTTTTTCGCTTCACTTATGAAGTCGGGATTTTCTTTTTGAAGCGTTTCACTTGCATTAATGCTATCCATCACATAGAACTTGTATGTATATGATTTAAATACATAGTTATCATCATTTCTTAACACAACTTCACATTTCAATTCACCTTTAGAATCTAAAAGGCTGTTAACCATTTCAAACGTTGTGTTATATGCTCCATCTTCTTTTTTATTTAATTTTAATGGCTTGCTTACATACTTCTCACCGTTAGGCTTTTCAAACTCTAAATATAAATCCTTATCACCTAACAACGAATCAACATTTATTGATAGGATTGTTGATTTATTCTCATTTGTTTTACCAATAATATGTTGGTCACTTGATACGCTCCTATCATCACTAATTGATAATGTTATAACCATAATTAAGCCTTCTTAGGTCTGCCACGTTTTGGCTTTTCTTCTTCAACCTTTGGTTCTTCTTCAATTGACTTTTCTTCTTCAACTAAAGTACAAAATGGAGCACCGTTATAAAGTGTTGTTGTTAATACTTTTGCTCTTTCTTCATCAACTTCAATAATTTCATCTTTTTCAATTGTTTTTTCTAATACTAAATCTTTGTATCTTAAATTTGCTTTTACTTTCATTGTTTCATCTCCTTATAAATTAGTAGCCTTATTTACAATAAAATGGACTTTACAACCTTTTTCAATTGCTTTAGTCAATATAATGTTTGTGTTGTTTTTATTTGTGTATTCTGTGTTGTCTAATCTCATACCGTTTATATAGACTTCAAGAATATCTGCACCATACCTATATTGAGAAATATTAATAGGAATAGTGCTTACATCTCCTGTTGCAGTATAAGTTGATTTATATTGAACCAACTTAATTGCATAATCATGCGTATGATTTTTTAATGCAAATGTATTTTTTAATACACTCCACAAATGTGTTAATCCCGAATCATCAAGGTATTTTGACATTTATATTCACCTACTTACAAATGGTATCAATATCATCATTTGATAACGAATTGATAACAAATAGTCCTCCTAATGCATCCCATGCTTCTCCTGTCCATGCAACGTTTGTTCCTGCTGGTCCGTATTCACTTGCATCTGTTAAATTATACGTATCACCTACAATTTGATTTGCTGTTGGCAATGAAGCACTTGTAATAGAACCTTTGTATTTATATAAACCTGCTAAATCTGTTTTCAATGCATAGGAACTTGCAGATAGAAAGCCGTCTAACTTCTTTTTATCTGTTGAAGACATCAAACCATTTACTGTTTGTGTTGCTGTTGAATACGTTGTGTCTGTGCTTGGGATTCCTAAAGCGGTAATATCTGATTTTGATACGGCTGTAGTTGCACTTACATGTCCTGTAGAATCAACAGTAATCTTATACAATCCACTAGTTTTAGAAGCGTATGTAGGGTGTACATATTTATTCGCTCCTGTCGCAATTCCATCTAATTTTACTTTATCGCTTGCGATCATCAACCCATCTGTTGTAGTTGTTACAGGGTTATATTTTGTATCATTTGGAGTAGCCCATGTTCCATTTCCACATAAGAATTTCCATTGCTGACCTTTCTGTGGCGCAGGAACTAGTCCATGCGTTCCGTTTGTGTCTGCTGTTGCCCCCACCATATCAGAATACGTTGTATTTGTTGGAGTAGCCCACGTTCCATCTCCACGTAAATATTGTCCTTGCGTACCTTTAGCAGGTGCAGGAACTAGCCCACTTTTTCCGTCTGTGTTCGTTGTCGCTCCTGTCATATTTGAATACGTTGTATTTTCGCTTGGTACTCCTAAGTTAGTAATATCCGTTTTTGTTACGGCAGTGGTTGCACTTACATGTCCTGTAGCATCAACGGTAATTTTATACAATCCATTTGTTTTAGGAGTGTATGATGGGTGTACATAGTTGTTTGCTCCTGTCGCAATTCCATCTAATTTCGTTTTATCACTTGCAGACATCAAACCATTTGATGTAGTTGTTGCTAGGTTATATGTTGTATCTGATGGAATGCTCCATGTGCCATCTGCACGTAAGAACTTACTTTGGTCACCTTTTGAAGGCTTTGGAACTAGTCCATGTGTTCCGTCTGCTGTTGCCGTTGCTCCTGTCATGTCTGAATATGTTGTATCCTGTGACGGAATCCCTAAAGCGGTGATATCGCTTTTAGAAACATTTACAGTACTTGAAACGTGCCCTGTTCCATCAACAGTGACTTTATAAAGCCCATTTGTTTTGGCAGTATATGTTGGGTGTGTGTAATTGCTTAACCCTGCTAGTTTGTTCTTTTCTGCCGTTGTGTAATCGTTTGTACTCAAACCTTTACCACTTACTTGCGCTACAAACGTTCCTTTTATCTTACTCCATAAATAAGTTAAACCATTTTCATCTAAATATTTTGACATTATTTCATCTCCTTTACTTGCAAATAGAATCTATATCAATGTTTGTGATTGCTTCAACCGAATCTCCTTTAGTCATTTCAATAACACCTTTTGAAGATACAGAAATTGTATTACCAATCTGTACAACACCTAAATTTTCATGGCTTGTGATAGGTATATCATAAGGACTATCTGAAGTATCTAGAAGCCTTCTAACCAAGAATATTCCATCAAGGTAATTAACCATTATTTCACTATCATCTAATAGCAGTTTTTCAGTCTTGAATGTAAATTGTGTTCCATAACCATCTACATACTTGACTTTGATATACATCATACCAATCTCTTTGTATAGAAAAAATGGAAGTGTATAATATAGAAATTTATCATCTTTTGTATAATTCGTTATTTGATACGTATTACTATTTGTTTCGATTTGTAAATATTCAACCTCTTTTGGTTGAAGCCTTACCTTGATTTCTATTGAATTATCACCACAACCCATTGAAGTAGAACCTGTGCAAGTTCCTTCTAGACAATCGAGATCGCATATATTTCTCATTTTTTTATACCTTTATACATTTTCTGCAATAAGCCATACATCTAACTGAATTTTAGTGATGTTTGAATAATTCATTCGACCACTATTGTTCGGACCCGTCTGCTTCAACTGCATATATAATTCATAAGTATCACTCCATACGTTGAATACAACAGGCACATCATAGTTCTTACCATTAGATGTTATAATGCACGTTGCGTGTTGAGTACCAATGTTTGGTGCTCTCCAAGGAAAGGCACATACATTTCTAGGGGCATACAATTTGAATGCATTATATCCATTACTATTAAGGTTATTGACAGGTTCGTCAAATATAATTCTATATATATTAATATCTCCAAGACATTGACCAAAAATTGTTCCGTTAAAAGTGCCACCATTTAATCTAGTGCTTAATTGTCTTCTATCTATACAATTGCTTCCTGTGCCAAGGATATATCCTTTTAAATATTCAGCAATGTTTTCTTGACCCCATTCATTTGGGTGAAACCAATCTGAGGACATCATATCCTCAAATGATAGAATGTTTTCAGCATTTGGAACTACTACAAATGGTTTATTGGTGTAAGTTGCAATAGTTTTATAAATCGGTAACATATCATACTTTAATCCATATTGATTACCACTATTTTTAAAATCTACTCCAAACGGTGCAAAATGTATAATTGCATTAGGATATGTACTCTGTACATATGATATTAAGGTGTTAATATTTGATTTTACAGTGTCATTCTTTCCTCTGTATGATAATTCATTGCACCCTCCACCAATCAATACATCTGTAATGATGTTTTTATTAGAAACTTTATTTTCTATACCTTTTAATAGTGCTAAATAGTTATTTGATGGATCGCTAAAACTTGCCCCACCTCTATGATTGATAAAAATGTTATTAGCGTTTGCATGGCAATTAACCAATTTTGATTTTAATCTATCGCACCAACCTGTTATATATCCATCGGGTGTATATCCATCACCGTATGAATCACCAATGAAAATATAACCTCTACTTGAAATAGGCATACTTGATTTAATATCAACAGTTTCTTTGTCATATGTTTCAATCAAACATTTGTTATCACATATTCCATATACTTTTTCATGTGCCATTATTCTACCTCCTTTTAAATATTCCAATCTTTATCATCTGCAAGTTTCTTCTTTAACTCTAATTCTGCTTGCTTTAGTTCATAACTATCCCAATCATTTTTCCAATTATCCTTATCATAGTTCTTGAGTAATAAATGTAATGCTCCTGTATCTCCGTCAACTTCTTTTGTTGTTATTTCAGTGTGCTTTCTAGTAGAACCATTTTCATCTTGAGTAACATATGTTTTCTTGGTTTCTAGAGTATGTTTAAATGCTTTCTTTATCATTTCACTTCTTAAATCTAAAACTAAACTTGATCGCCCTTTTTTTAAGGCTTCTTTTAATTCCATTTTTTCCTTATGAACATTGAAAGCACTAACTGAAATTCCTAACGCTTCACATATCTGTTTTTCAGTAGCACCACTTTTAACCCATTCTTCTATTTTATTTATATTTGGAAATATGACAGTGTCATAAACGCTTTTTCTTCCTCTTTTAGACATTCAACATCATACTTTCACATCTCCTTTTTTATTCATATTTACATCATTATTTTATCATATTTCACTATTTGAATACATATATAATTCAAATTTTTAACAACTAAAAAAGACAGTGAATATTTCACTGCCTTTTTTTGGGAAAACGTTTATACGCTTCTCAATTTGGGAAAAAGTGTTTTGCTTTTCTCGTACTAAATCTAAGAAAACTAATAACGATGGTACACCTAGAAGGTTCTGCCCCTCCGTTTATCCCTTATAAGGAGACCACTCTACTATTGAGTTATAGGTGTAGATTATAAGCACCGTTTTAAAGTGCTTATATGAAAACTGATTTAAGAAATTGAGTAAAAGAACATGCATCTTTGCAACTCTTGGTTGCAAGTATTATTATACTCATTTTCATAATATTTTCAATATTTTTTAAATAAAAAAGGTGATTTCTCACCTTAATTTATTTAAATACAAATCTTATTTCCATTCCGTCCATCCATGAATTTATTTCGTATGGATCATTCATGAAACTTTCTTTTGCTTCTTCAATTCTTCTTTCTACTTTTTCCTTTCCAAATAATTCTCTTGCTTTCTTTTTTGTAATTCTCTTTCCGTTTAAATAAATTCTTGCTCTCATTTTTATGTCCTCTCTCTCTTTCTTTATATACTCATTATACTATATGTGTTACATATATTCAAGCAATTTTACTTATTTTTTGCAACAAAAAAAAGGAACTATATTATATATAGCCCCTTTAAAAGGAATAACCCTTTTTTATGTGTTTTGGAGGACACACAACCAAAATGAAAACAAGTAAACCAAAACGACAAACTAATGACAACCAAAGTGAGGTGTCCTATTCACCTCAAATAACATTATACATGTTTTTACATTTTTTACAACGAATATTATACATATTTTTACATTTTTTACAACATAAAAAAAGAACGCTTTTTAGCGTTCAATATCTGCTTTTATTAAAGCCTTAATGTATCCATTCACATTCGCACATTTTTCTAAATGATCGTAAATGTCTTTTTCTGTCTTCTTATTTACTTTAAGAGGAAAGTTCTTTGTGTTCGATTTATTGTACTTAGCACTCGCTTTAAGTTGTGCCTTGCTTGTTTTTTCATTCAATGCTATCACCTCTATTTCATTATATCATAAATAAGTAATATGTGATACTTATAATTTTAAAATTTAAGAAGGTTGATTTTTGAAGAGTGTTTTTATCAACCTTCTATATAGCGATTACTAACATAGGAAATCTTGTTTTGTGAGGTGATTTCCTTCTTTCTTCTTCTTTATTTATGTTTTCGTCACTATTTAACGCATTGAAAATGAGATAGTAAAAGTAAAATGCATAAAGTCCTGTTTTGATTAGTGCAGGTAACTAATAATATAAAAATTAAATATCAATGCGTTGTTGAATCCCTATATTGACAATGAGATTAATGGAAAAAATCTAAATAGGTATCTGTATATAATTTTCTTATGAGTCTTGTTTTGATTAGATCAAGTAACTAATATTTAAAAAATATATTACATCAATATAGGGATATACTATATATTCTATAGATATTTTTCTATTTCTTCAAGACCTTCAATCTCCTCTAGTTCATCTTTTGAGTTTTCTAATAGATATTTTAGATAATTTATTCTTTTTTTTAATGCTTCTTTTTTATTTGGACTTGGTTCATTTCCATCAAGCATTAATCTATTATCCATTGCCATATCAATGACATTGCATACAATAGTATCAATTTTCGTCATTTTCTGCATCTCCTCTTAAAAAATACTCTTTCCAACATTTCATGGATTTTTTTAAATATTCATATTGTTGTTTACTACTATTTAGTTCATCATCTAAACTAATACATTGATAATCACACATATTACATTCATTCATTTTTTTGTTTGTGATTGATAAAACATCATAGTTAAAAGGGCATCCATTTGATCCACAATCATGAGTGTATTCGCAAGCATTATCAAGTGCTTTTTCTAATGCATCACAATAGTCCTCTAAATAATCCGTATAAAATCCAAGTTGTTCATAATCATTTTCAGATTTAGGGAATGCATAATCTTCCATTTTTGGTCTAGTTATCATATTTATTTTCCTCATTATTTATAATGCATTGAATTACTATTCCAAACCCTCTTGAGGTTCTTGTAACTCCTAAATTCGTTACAGTTCTATCTCCTACTTTTTTATCTATAAAACACTTATCATTTATTAAATCTTTTTTATACGCACAAATAAAATAGCCATCTTCTCTTTCTTCTCCACACATTAAATGTAAAACAGTATCAATAACGTTATATGCTTGTTTGTATTTATTCATAATTAATCTTCCTTTCTTAGCCAATCTTTTATTGACTTACTATTTTTAAATTGGCAATTTCCACATTCTTTAAGTTCATTATTAAAAATGCCATGACATCAGTATTTTTCATAAACTTCTTGATACAAATAATCGCAGTTATGACCAAATGCATTTAAAAGTTTATCAAGTTTTTTTCATCAACTTTAATCATCATATTCTCCAAATTCCCATTGATCAGTTAAATATTTGAATAAATTTTTAGCATTGCAACATGGGCAAAATGCTTCATCACATAATCCCATATCGCAAGGTGGATATTCTTCCATATTTATATCTGCCAATGCTATTTTTATTGCTAAACAATCACTTGTTTTATAAAGCAATTCAAGCAGTGCTTTCAACATCTTTTCATCAACTTCCACTTTTGCGAACCTTCTTTAATTCTGAAATTTCAATTTTTAAATTTGCATTTTCTACCTCTAATTTATTTGCATATATTTCTAGTTTCATTGTATAAAATGCCAATCCCATAAAACTGCCCATTTCTCTAAAATCTCTTTTAAATGGTCTCTTTATGAGTCTCTTTGTTAGTCTATTTATCATCACTAATTACCCCAATACAAGCATCAATGCCTAAATTGTAATATTCATCTCTCTCGTCGCTTTCTACACTCCATTTCATATCCTCAAATTCATTAATTAAATTTTCCTTAAAGTCATCATAATCTTCTCTTAAATTAGATAAAGTGGAATATAAATCATCAATCTTTTTTTCGTATTCTTGACACAATTCTATGTGCTTTTCCATATCAATTACATTTCTCATTATTCCTTATCTCCTATATATCCAACTTTTATAATATCCTTTTCTTTTCTTGCTCTTCTGCGTATATTGTTAATTGTTATATGTAACATATTTGATAACTCTCTAGCCGTTCCAACGGCTATTAATTCATCGCCTTCATAATATGCATACAACGCTTTGTGAGTGTTCATTGCTATCACCTTATGACATTAATCGTGCCCTTTCATACGCTTCTTCTGTTGTTTCAAAACACCCACCTATATAATTCATATCTTCTTTTGAGCATTCACCATCTGTTAAATAAAGATGGTCACTAACAAGTGTTAAGTTCTCAAAATATGGGTGTTTAACAATCTTCCATCTTACTGTTCTTTTTCCTTTTTTAATTGTAAATACTTCGTTTAATTCCATTTTTATATCCTCCACATTTACTATTTGAAGCATTCTATAACTTGTTTTTATTAATTCTTTCTAATAATACGGCTAATCTTTTCTTATTTAATTCCGTCCCAACAAACTTTTTATTGTATTTGTTTGAATAGAAGCCAACCAACCCTCTACCCATGCAAGGGTCAGCAATACATTTATAATCTACATTTTCACAAATCCACTCAATGACATTTTGTTCATCAATTCCTTCAAATGGATAATTTGGCAACTCTTCATTACTGCATGTGATAATCCAACATTTATTCTTTTTGCTATGATAATACATGCTTTCATAAACTTTAACGTTTTTATATCTCTCTTCACACTTTTTGATGAAACTATCTCTATTCGCTTTGAATACTTCTAGAAATAACTTCTTTGGCTTTATTTCATCTACACACTCAAAGAAACGATTTTCAAATGGTGTGAAACTAAACTTTCTTTCTTCTTTATCTGCCTTTGTATAAAATGTGTTGATGTTTGATAAACTACAAGGTGGATCGCTGAAAATGCAATCTGCTTCTTTCATGAAATTGGGTAAAGGTTCGAAAATATCATGAACCTTTACTTTTCCTGTACCAATTTCAATTTCTCCTTCCATGTCATACTTTTTATATGCTTCTCCATATTCCCACTTCTTACTCATTTTCTGATTCTCCTTCATTATCAAATTTTCCTACTTCCCAACTCTTTGAATATTCAACATTCTTGAATAATTCAACAATTCCTGTTAACTGTTTGTATCTTAAAATTGTATCCATATCAATTCCTAAATGTTTTGAAATCTCTTCTTCTGATAAACCTTGTTCTATTAGGCTTCTAACAATCTCTGCATCTCCATCTACTGCATGCACTCCTCTAGCCTTGTTAAACTGAATTGTTGCTTGCATTCTTTGGGATAAATCATGTTCTAGTACAACAATAGGAACTTTCTTAATATCCAACCATTCGGGCATACACATAGAATATCTATGAAAGCCATCAATGATTACATATTTCTCGTCTTCTTCACTCCAAATAGTTACGATAGGAAAACAAAAACCATTATCAATAATTGATTGCTTTAATAGTTCCATTTTGTCTCTTGGTACGTTATTTGGGTTGTAATTGTTTGCTTGTAGCATGTCTCTATCAACTAGTTTTGTGTTCATGCATGGAATTTTAATTTTCATACTTGTGTTTCTCCTTTATAAAACCTTTTTCCAATAATTAACCCTTTCTGTTATAGGGTCTTCTGTGTTCTTTACTGCAAATACATTTTCAACATCATTCAAGATCAATTGCTTACATTCCTGTCTTGCTACATATTCATTGTTTAAATGCTTTGCAAATCGCTTTTCAAACTTCTTTTTTAATTCCTTGTTAGGATATGTTAATAATAGAAAATCTCTGTATTCTCTCCATGATTTATAATTCTTAGGCAACTTCTGCACTCTAAACATCTTTCTATCTTTTGCGGTCTCTTGTGCAAATGAGATACCTTTCAATCTTTTTAATAATTTCTCATATGTATCAAATTCAAATTCGGGTAAATCTTTAATGCTTTTAAATGATTGCTCGTGTGTCAAACTTGATACTCTAATTTCATTTACCGTCTTACCTTTTCTATAAGCAAAATCATAAAACTTATGATACTTTAAATTATTCTCTCCAATGAATTTCCAAATGTCTGAAAATGACCAATCATAAACAGGATAGAATGTATAATTTGTCCCTGCTCTCTTAGTGCTCCAATATATATCCTTATATCCTGTATTCTTAACCATTGTTCTATATCGGTTTAGGCTTTCATCTGCTCTTAGCCCAACTAGAAAAGCCGTATTCTCAAAAGATAATTCAAAGTTATAAAGAAGATCATAAAACCCAAAGCCCTTTAACTTATTTGATACTCTTGTCTTATGACTCCATGTCTTATTGAGAATGTTCTTACTACTTCTTTTATGCATCCATACAGGTTTCTTTGCTTGCTCCCATGCGTGTAATTGATTGTCTGTATATGATGTTGAATTAGATAAATTAAATGGAATCTGAACCCAAAATCTATTTGTATTTTCGGGGTACATACTCATTAGATACTCAACCATTTCAATAGTGGATTGATATACAACTTCTTCATCAAGAAAGAAGATACCTATCTTTCTTCCTCTCTTTCTTGCTTCTTGTAATGCTAGATAACATAATACCTCACTATCCTTACCACCACTAATAGAAACCATGATGTTATCAAATTCATCAAAGACATATTCAAGTCTTTTCTTTGTTGCTTCAAGAACATTAATGTCCTTGTATTCTTTCGCTAACATTTTCTAACTCCTCCTTGAATTTCATCAATTGACCATAATAATATTTATCAACCTTCAATTGATTTACAACAACATTCATTTCTTTTTTTATCTTCTTCATACTGTCAAACTTATTGACATATTTCTTGTTTACGCTTTCGCTATACTTTAGAAGTCTTCTAGGAATAATATCTGCATCTTTTTTCACTTGTTTAATGACTTCTTCTTTTTCTTTTTCATATTCTAATACGTATTCATCATCAACCGTTATTTCTGTCTTGTTAACAATGAAATCAACTTTTCCTAAAGTGACATCTTTAAACTTTGTCACATATTCATATTTTTCCTTTAAGAAAGGGTTGTTTTGTATCATGTCATATAGAATCATGAAATCTTTTTCTTCTCTCACAATAGGATAATAATTAAAAATCAAAACGTTGTTTGTTTGCAATACATATCTTCTTAAACAGTTATAGTTTAAGTTGTATCTATTGCTATTTTTCAAGCACTCATTGAATACTATCAATGATTTTTTGTTTATCTCTTGTAGCAATCTATAGAAGTATTTATATCTGATAGTATCAGCATATTTTATACATTCATTTTTAATTGATAAATCAAAATCTAATTTATCACCAAACACATAAACCTTTTCAATTTCATTTTGTTTGATGTATTCATTTATGATTTTTTCTTTATCTTGCTCACCTATGTATATATGTTTCATATTAATCTCCTTCATAATATACATTTTTGTCCATGTCTCTCATTTCCCAAGCAGGACTATATAATTGATTCTTAAACAGTTCTGCAACGCCTGTTACCTGTTTCAATCTGTATACCTCTTCCATTTCCATTCCTAATCCTTTAGAAATCTTTTCATCTGTTACGCCTTGATCTATGAGCGCCTTTACTAAATCACTCATTAATTCAACTTGATGAACACCTCTAGCCCTATTGAATTGAACCGTTGCCATCATTCTGTTACTAATATCTTGTTTTAGGATTATGATAGGTATTTCTTTAGCCTTCAAATATTCCTTGAAAATCGTGTATCTATGGAATCCATCAACAATAATATACTTATTTTTTTGCTTGTCATATATCGTTACAACAGGAAAGCAAAACCCATTGTTTAATATGCTTTGTTCCAATAGAAGCATGTTATTCTTTGATACATTGTTAGGGTTATAGTCATTCGCTTGTACTTTATCAATATCAACTAGAACCGTATCAAAACACGGCAATTTTATTTTTCCTTTCTCACTTTCAATTGTTTTCATATAATACTCCTTTCCAATAATTTAACTTCTTTTCTCTTTCATCTTCCCTATTGTTTATAGGTAAGTTGTTTTCATAATCATTTAATATCAACTGCTTACATTGTTGTCTAGCAACATAATTATTATTTAGTTGCTTTGAGAATCTCTTTGTAAATATCTGCTTTATACTTTCATCTTTGATAGTTGATAATAAGAAATCTCTATATTGAATCCAATTATCATAATTTTTAGGTAATTTTCTACATTTAAGCATCAAATCATCTTTCCCATAAATATTACCTACTTGTATACCTTTTGTTCTTGCCATCAATTTATCATATGTTTGTGGCTCAAATTCGGGTAACTCTACCAATGATTTAAATGCTCTTTCATGTATTAGGCTTGATACTCTCATATCCTTCATGCCTAATCCTTTCTTATATTGATAATCATATATTTTTGAATATCTTATGTTGTTCTCATATAAGAACTTCCAAATATCTTGAAAATTCCAATCATACAAAGGATACATTTGAAAGTTTCCTTGTGGTCTCTTGGTGCTCCAATATATATTTGGAATACCAGGATTTTTTATAACCGCTCTCCATCTATTTAGACTTTCTGAAGCCCTCAACCCTATCAAATAAGCCGTATTTTCATAAGTTAATTGAAAATTATCTAAAGCATCATAGAACCCAAAACCTTTTTTCTTGTTTGCTATGGTCTGTTTATTTACATTCCATGTGGGTTGTTTTATGCTATCTTTTTCTTTTGGTCTTAACCATACATCTTGTTTTTCATGATCCCATACTTTAAATTGTGTTTCATCAATGCTTGTTGCATTTGTTAGATTAAATTCTAATTGATACCACAATTTAATTGTGTTTTCGGGATATAGATTCATGATGTATCTTACTTGATCAATTGTTGATTGATATACAACCTCTTCATCAAGAAAGAAAATGCCTACTTTTCTATTTCTTTTATGTGCTTCTTGTAAAGTCATATAAGCCAATACAGTACTATCTTTTCCACCACTAATAGAGACTACAATATTATCAAAATTATCAAATAACAACTCTATTCTTTTTCTTGTGGCATCAACCACATTTATTTTTAAAAACGTTTGCCTTATCATAAAACTCTTTCAACCTTTCTAGCCATTTTAAATAGTCTTCTTTATACCATTTATCCATAGGCAATTCACTTGTAAGAATGTTTATATCCTTTTTTCTTGTCTTTGTTAACAGTTCAACAAAATCTTTTCTATTTGTTGGAAAGTCTAAAATGGTATTCAATTCATCATCTTTATATGTTGTTAAATCCTTATATCTTCTATTTCTTGATGTGAAACTGTTATTCACTTTTTCTATGTTCTTGTGTTTTATATCGCCACACAACATAGATAATGTATTAGGAATAATATTAGGATTCTTCAAACCTATTTCATTAAATAGCCTATCTCTTTCTTTGTTGAATGTTTCTTTATCTTCATCAGATACATCAACATTTATGAAATTTAAATTAATTTCAATAGGCTTTATGAAATACTTGAAATCTTTGAATAATTCATAGTCAAATCTTTCACCTTTGTATTTAACTCTATTGTAGAAATCTAATAGAATCATAAAATCATTGCTATTCTCAATGAACGGGAAATAGTTGAATACTAGCCTGTGAGGGGTTTGATTTATGAGGTTTGCGATACAGTTATATTCCGTACTATATCGTTGTTGGGATATAAGAAGATTGTCTAATACAATCAACGTATATCTATTTACAGATTGCAATAATCTGTAATGGTTCTTATAGTCATGAACATCATGTATTTCTATATATTCGTGATCTATATTCAAATTGTAGTTTTCAAATAACCTCTTCGTATAAATAACAATAACATTTCTTACATCATTGTTATTTACATAGAAATTGATTATTTTTTGTTTGTTCCAATTTCCTATGTAAAACATATATTCTCCTTTCAATACAAATAAGAAACGGACTAAATAAGCCCATTTCTTATTTTTTAGTAGATTACTTAAATAATCTACTATAAGCATAGCGATAACTACGCTTTTGAAGTGGATGCTTCACAATGAAGTACCACCAACTAATTCTCTTTTTTCTTTTCATTTGTGTATCCTCCTTACAACCACAATTATATATGTATTACTTATAAATGTCAATATTTTACTTTACTTTTTTTACCTTTTACCACAAATGGTTTACTTTCCCTTTGTAATTTAAATATAACCCTTCTTGGAATACTTTATATTTTGTTAAGATGTGCATTTGTTCATTACCCAAGAACTCACCATCACGGCTATAATACTTTCCATGGCTTGTTAACTCTCCTTTTTCATAATGGCAATATTCAAATTCACCACGATCAAGCATTTCTAACGCTTGATTTTTTAATTCTTCAATTTCTTTTGAAGTTGCTTTGTTATAATCAACTTCTCTTTTTAAAAAAATATCTCCATTATCTGCTACCCAAACCTTTTCAACCTTTAACATTTTCTTTTCTCCTTTTCCTTCAATGTTTACTATTTGAAGCACAAGCGCTATGCTTGTGCTACTTTTTCAATTTTTTCAACTTGTGATGAATCAAATAATGAAGCGCTAACCATAATGAACTTTCTTTCTTCTTCATTATCTTCATCTTTCTTTCTGTTTTTTACTTTCTTCCAAAGTTTAGTTTTAATAACTGCCTTTGAACCTTTTTTGACTTGATACCCTTTATACTTCCATTCTTGATATGTCATATATGGTAGCATACCGAATTTTTCAAGAATTTCATTTACTTGTTCTTTTGTTAATAATTCTCTAGTGATTACCTCACTAGCAACGATTTCTAAGTTTGTCATGTTCTTTTTCCTCTCTTTCTATATATCAATTATAACATGTGTGATACACATATACAAGAAGAAAATAGAATTTTTGCTATTATTTGTCTAAATGTCTTTTATCCATTCAGTTCCTTCTTTCTGCAACTTCTGTTTAATCAGATTATCAAGCGTGCTTTTCTTTCTTATGTTTTCTAGTACTAAATCTGTAATACCTAAATCAGTGAGAATATATGTATATTTGATGTCTCTTTCTTGTCCTAGTCTCTTGATTCTATATTTTGATTGTTCTAGTTTTGAATACTCAAAATTGATACTCGAATATACTATTTCGTTGCAAAATTGAAGATTTAAAGAGAAAGCACCACAACCATATGTCATTAATAAAGGCTTTTGATCGTTCTTGAATGCTTCTATAACTTTATTACGATTATTCGTATTTCCTGTTATCACATAACAATCTATCTTGCTTTGATAGTATTCAATCTCTTTTAAATAATTACAGAATACAATCACTTGTTTATTTTCTATGTACTTTATAACTTCATCGTTTTTTCTTTCGTATGTTGATGCTATAACGTTCAATGATTGCAACATATTTATAATTGCTTCACTTGAGCCATATTCAAGAACCTTGTCTAGACTTTCTTCTTTGATTCTGTAATATTCATCATCATCAATATAAGAAACCCATTTATAAGATTCATCTTCATTCTTGCTAAATTCCAAATCACATTGATAGATATAAGGACTAACCATCTTGTTTAGCACATCAGCGTTTACTTCACTGAATTTATAAAAGGTGTGTTCTCTACTTTCATATTTCTTCTTATATCTTATTTTGTTAAAGAATTTGTATCTAAACTCATTCTCATTCATTCCGATAATTTTATGACTTAAAAATTCCATCTGATTGTATAGATCAAATTCATCTTTTACTATTGGTGTACCATTCAACACTAAAGCATAAGAACAAAGGTTTCTTAATTCCATTGTTCTCTTTGTTCTTTTTGTGTTTCCGTTCTTAATAAAAATGCTTTCATCTGCAATAATGAAAGCGTTCTTTTTTGTTTTCATATTTTTCAATAATTCTAAGTATTTAACATCACTACTTGAAATAGTCTCATACCCTACTATTTCATAATCGCAACGAATACCCCATTTTTTTATTTCCTTCTCTATGTTTCCTTTTGTTGAAAATGGGCAAAGATAAAGCATAAAGTCAGTATCTGTATTATTCACTAGTTCTAAAGCGACTCTTGTTTTACCACTTCCCATTTTCATAAACAAAGCACCAACACGCATTTTAGAAAACTTATCAAATGCTAGTTTTTGGTTTACTGTAATCATTTCATTAACTCCTTTGGTATTTCAATATCTTCTATTTCTATTCTCTTTGGTTCTTCAACCTCATAATAAGAAGATTTTATAAAATTTGTATAGTCGTCAAAATCATCTTCAACAACTTTAAACGCTTCTTCAAAGTCCTCAACGCTTATACTTTTCTCAGCAATCTTTTCATATTTGTTTGTCTTTCCACTTCCATTCTTGAAGATGTTGAAAGTGAAATCATCTGTATATAATAGTTCATAACTACTACCTCTATAGTATGATTCTTTGACTAACTTCTTTGGATGCCAAAAAAGAAATCCTTTATATTTTGAACTCAAAGGCATTTTAACAAGGACTGATTTAACAGTCCTTGCTTTTATTTGGTTTTCACATAGATTTACTTTTTTCCATTTCATTTTCGATAACCTCAACTAACATATTTCTAAAATCTGAAAGGATATCATTGTATCTTTTCAACGTTTTAGCATCTTTTAACTTTCTTTCGTATGCTTGTACTGTTATCAACGCAAGCATTTTTCTAACCTCAACATCATATAAGATATTTAGATCGTCCATAATATCAATCATATCTTTAGCGACCTTATCATTAATTATTTTCATTTTTATTTTCCTCCTTATACTTCTTCAAAATATTCTCCGTCTCTTGTCATAGTACGGACGAATTTTTTAATAATTTTTAATAATTGTTTTCCTTCATCATTCTCTCTATAGATTGATAGATTAACTTTGCCTTCTCCCCATGAACCCTCATATTCTAAAACAATATATATTGTTTTGGTTTTTCTATAGGAACTATCGTCTACCAATCCAATTAAACATTCCCCAAAACTCCATCCGTATGATGTATCATTTAACATCATATCTTTATCAGCCATTAAAATTTTAATGGCTTCTTCTGTTGCCATTCTTTGGACTTCATTTCTTGAATATTTCATTTTTCTTTTCCTTATGAGTTCCTTTGAACTCCCTTTCTTAATACAAGTACATTATAATATATGTATCACTTATATTCAAGGGTTTATTTACATTTTTTTACTTTTTTTGCATAAAAAAGACACTCTATTGAGTGTCTAATTCTCCCACTTCTATATTACTATAATTACAAGGAATGTTATTTATATCACCTTTATAGAAGATTAATATATTTTGATGTGCCTTTGCTACTTTCCTTTTTTTGAATACATATCTTGCTCTTAATGGTATTGTTCCTAACTGTTCTAGTAATATGATTTCATTATATGTCATGAATCCATTTTTGTTGAAGCATTCTTTAGTGTAATCAATAAAGTTTCTGTAATATCCTTTCTTGTCTCTTACATCACCAACAACGAAAATTGCGAAACGATCATTCTTTACTTTTCTGCAAGAAATATCAATTATCTTTCTATATACTTCTTTAAACTGCTCATAATCCATGTTTGATATGTCTCTTTCATCATCGCTATATACTTCTAAATCTGCGTAAGGTGGACAACTGAACAACAAATCAACACTATCATCTTCAATGTATAAATCAGCGTTTAAACTATCGTCACATATCCATGTTGGATTCAATCCCATCTCTTGAGCATTTAATATATTTGCTTCAATTTGTTCTTTTCTCAAGTCTATTCCTGTGTATTTATATCCTAGTTTTTCTGCAACTATACCTCTTACACTACCACCTGCAAAGCAATCAAATATACTGCCTTCATGCACATTAAACCATTTATACATAACTTCACATAAAACAGGGTCAAATATGCTTGTTCCTGTTAAAGTCTTTGAGCCTTGCTTTTCTGCTAGTTGCTTCAAGCCTTGACCTAATAACGCTTCATCTCGTCCAACATCACTAGAAATACCAAGACTTTTCCATGCTCTCTTTCTGTCTTGCCAATACCCTTGTCTTGTATCAAATACGCTTATTGGTGGTATTAGAAATTCATCTGTTAACTTCTTGCTTGCTTCTTCCTTAATTTCTTCTTCATCTTCATTTAAAAATGACATGTCAAAATCAAATTCCAACATGTCAATATCTTGTATGTTCATTAATTCTTGCTCCAATAGATTAAAATCATAATCACTGTTCATTGTTAACTTATTATGTATGAGCCTATAGGCTTTCTTCTGCTCCTCATTCAAATGAGATAGCCTAATACATTCAACCTGTTCATACCCTAATTGTTTCAATGCTTCATGTCTTCCATGCCCTTCAATGATTACATTGTTTTCATCAATTGCTATTGGATCGTTGTTATTAAATTCAATTATAGATTTCTTAATCTGCTCAATCTGTTCTTTTGGGTGTTCCTTTGCGTTATTTTCATATGGTATTAAATCATCAATATTCAATACTTCTATTTCCAATAAAAACACTCCTATTATTTATTTTTTGTTCATGAATTTCAAATAATCATGTACCTCTGTTTTTAATTGAAACAGGTATTTCATTAAATCGTTCTTTCTATAACTTGACTTTGTTTCTTTTAATTGCTTTTCAACTTCTCTTATTTCTTCATAATAATCATCAATTGTTTTTAGGTTGTCTATTCCTTTCATAATGTCACCTCATGTTAATTTTATAACATATAATTTACTATTTGAATACTAAAAATCAAATATACTCATTTGTTTCATTTTTGTTTGTGATTTTTCAATATCATTTGATTTATTTAAATCATTTACATATAGCGCTATAAGTTCATCATACTTATTAAGCCAAATAGTATCGTATAATTTATTGTTTATTGTGTATATAAAGCCTTTGTGTTCTTCTATAAAATCTAATGTTTCATAAAATGCACATGTTCCATATGATTTTATCATCATATATTTAGCGTTCTTTTGAGATTTCTTAACATATCTATCTGCTAATTCAACCTCTATTATTCTATTAGGATCGCTTATTGATATGGCTATCATGATTTAGAATACTCCTTATATTCTTCTTCTGCTTTCTTTCTCCTTTTGGTTGTTTCTGTTGGTTTTAATTCGGGGTGCGTTTCAAAAATCTTTCTTCTTGCTCGTGTTACTGAACCAAATGAAGGAAAGCCATATTTCTTATGATTTAACATCACCTCGCTAAATCTATCAATTGTTGCAACATTAAAGTTAATTTCTCTATATACTGCATAAACCAATACAAAATCATCACTTCTTGTTTGTTCATATTTTTGTAAGACTTTTAAAACAATATCTTCTGTTCTTTCTAGTTCCATATATGTATATTCCTTTCTATAAGTCCATTTGTTCCATCAATTGTATAAGTTCTTCTTTACTTTTTTTGTATTCCTCAATGCTCTTACCTGTCAAATCTTTATATTTGTTTGAAGTTTGTTCTGCTAAATCTGTCTGACCGCATTTAACTTGTACATCATAGATTTTAATAAGTTCCTGTGTTGAAAATTCGGGTTTACTTTCATCTTCATTTTTTTCTTTATCAAGCCATTTTGGAGTTGGTTCTTTTCTAACATTGTTAGGTTTTGGCTTATCCTGTTCTCTTGATAACCAATTGTTTATAAATCGTTTAATACCTCTTTTAGTTTTTCTTTTTGTAGGATTTGCATTTAACCACCCTTTCATTTTCCTTAATTCTTGCATAACATCAACATTGGGATATAATTCTTCATATTCATTAAAATCATTTTGAGTAACATCATATAAAGTTTTATCATTCAAAGTTAATTGAATAATTGATGGTTCAATACGATTTTCTAAATCGTTTTGAACAATAATATCTTTTTCTTTATTCTTTTCTTTATTCTCTATATCTCTATACTCTATACTCTTATCTCTATACTCTTGTGTTACACCGTCTATTACATTATTGTTACACTGTAACGCTTTTTGTTCTTCTTTCTTCTTTCTCCATTCTCTTACTCTCTTAGCGCTTGTTGTTTCACTACCTACCATTTCACTAAAGTTAGCGATTGTTAAGCATGAATTTTTATCTTCATAGATTAACCCTAGTTTCTTATACAACTCTAGCGCTACAACAACAGTGTCATAATCAAAATACTTTGTATCTCTTACAATCTTATCAATGTCATAAGGTACGATCATTTCACCTATTCTTTTTTCTAAAGTGCCGTTTGTGTTTGCAGTGTTTAAACATAACATCTGATACAACACCACATATTCACAACCATTCTTTTGAGATAATAGAAAATCAATTTCATCTAAACTAAAGAAATTAGTTTTCAATTTTATCCAATAAAATCTCTTTTCACTCATTTATTTCTCCTTTTCATTGTTTGAAACGTATTCTTTAATTGCTTCATCAACGATAAACCATAGTAATTTACCACTTTTATGCTTTTCCTTATCAATTAATTCTTTAGTGCTCTCTTTAATTCTAATGACTGAATATCCTTCCATTTTTTCACCTTCTTTTTCTATAATTTTCTACTTTAATTATAGTATAATATTATTCTTATTCAAGAATATATTCACTATTTGAAGCATTAATAAATTAATGACACTTCTATTCTTGGGTTATCCTTGTCTATGTAAACATGATGCTCAATTTCATTTATGTATTTTTGGCTATCATCTTCTAGGATTTCTGTTTTAACAATGCCATCTAGAATAAACTTTGTAGCAAACGTGATATTGTCTATGTCTCTTCTTCTATTCTTCTCATACCAATCAATCTTTATTTTGATAGGGTGTTTATCAACTTTCTTGATTTTAAAATGTCTAATATAATAAATAACAATAGATTCATTATCTTTCTTCATCTTAGCACCTGCATAAGGGTTTCTCCTGTTCTTATTTGTATACTCATTCAAGCCACTTAATCTTCCGTCTATGACAAACCTTTGCATAACATCACTTCTTTCTATGCTTTTTTCTTGAATAAAAAGAGTTTTTTATATTCATGATGAAATACTCATGTTTATATAAAAACCTCTTAAAATCGAAAATATGAGCGATTTATAAATAATTCTTGTGAAACACTTCCATGAATTTTTCATGACTGTATTTCTTTTCAAATGCTTCTTGCATCTCTCTCTTTAACCTTAAATCTAATGCTTTATTGAAATGCACTCCATAATTGCTCATATTATGATAATCTGCTCTCAATGGAACACAACAGCCATATTCAATAGATTTCTTTCTATCTGCATAGCCATAGTATACTTCATGAATATGTATATCTTGTGTGCTTCCTGTTATGTAGCACTTCTTCATGTTATCGGTTAATAAACTATATCTTTTTTTCATTTTTTTTCAAATATTCCTTCATCAACATTTCATGATATTCTCTTTTTGTTTTCTGATATAGATAAGAGTTAACAAGAGATGCAATCCAAATAAATATCAATAATATAATCAAAATATAATCAATCATTTTTCTACCTCCTAATTTGATAGCATGATAAGCCATAATATAATCATCACTGTAATAAAAATAAAAATCATTTTTTAATCCTTTCTATGCTTCTTTCCTGTTTGCTTTCAACCCATTCTTGAATTGATGGCTGATAGGCAAATCCCATTTTCTTTAATTCTTCAATTACAATCAAAACATCTGCAATTTCTTCATTTAAATGGTTCACTGCTTCAAGCGTTACTCCATATCTATAGATTTTTGAGATTGCTTGCACAAGTTCACTCGCTTCCTCCATTGCAACAACCATCATGTAATCATTGCCATAATGTTCAATGACCTTTTTTAAGGTATCATCATCAAATACTATTTCATTATCTTTCTTCATCTTCAAATATATCCGTCCTTACTATTTTTAAATTTTCATATTTTCTAGGAGTTATTTTTTTCCTATATCTTTTATATAAGCCGTATACGCTTATTGGTTTAATTCCTAGATGATTACCTATAACATATGCATTCCCTTCTATTTTTAATTCATCATCAACATATAAAGCATAAGTTATAGTGTTCTTTTTAAAACTCATATATGTCACTCTCCATTTTAATGTCTAATTCACTGCACCAACTCAATAGTACATCTATTAGTTTATTGCATTCTTCAACATTAAATTTACTTGAGCCTTCAAAACACTTATAAACAATCATCTTCTTACCTTTGTATATTTCGGGTCTTACAACCTTAACGGCTCTAAATGATTTTTTTAATTCGTTTTCAATGGTTTCTAATCCCATGACATATTCATATTTAGCGTTTGCCTGTTCCAATGCTGATATATATATTTCCATATCATCTTGTTGTAATTCTTGTGCTATCTCATGGATAATAGCCCACATATAAGCATTTTGGTTCAATGAGCGCTTAGACTTTGGTCTTTTGATTTCTAAGGAATAAAGTCCTTCTTTAAGTTCATCAACTTTCTTCTTATCATAGAAATGTTGAAATGAGAAAGTTATCTCAACATTTCCCATTTCATCATATTCTTTTCTTATGTAATTACCATTAACTTTTATCATATGTTTCAACAACCCTTAAAAAAATAACAAATAATATAATGCTTGTTGTTCTGCTATATGCAAGATTCAACAAACCACTAGCATATTTATAAACCATGTTGATAATGGAATATTCTATGTAATAACAAGTGAACATGAATATTCCAATTACAACATGAAAGATTATTAATTTTAGTATATTTTTCATTGAATAATTAACTTTTTGAAGCATTAGAATGCTATATCATCTTCTTGAAGTTCATAAGAGTTGATAGGGTCATTTAAATTATTGTAGTTGTTATTAATTTGTGGTTGTAGATTATTGCTTGAATTATTTGTGTTAATGAACTCAACTCTATTACATAATACATTAACAGTTTTTCTGTTGTATCCGTCTTTATCCACATATGATCCTGTTTGTATGCTTCCTTCAATTGCAACTTTTGAGCCTTTATGACAGTATTGTGCAGTGTTTTCAGCAATCTTTTCCCAACAAACACAATCAACAAAGTCTGCTTCATCATTGTTATATCTATTCAATGCTAAAGTAAAATTAGTTACGGCTTTTCCTGTTCCTGTTCTTCTTAATTCGGGGTCTCTTGTCATATTTCCCAAAAGAACTACTCTATTTATGCTCATTGCTTATTCTCCTTCAATTTAATTTCAATCATCTTTTCTAACACATTCTTATAATTGTATCTTTCCGCTTGTGTCATTGTGTTGACATCACTCTTATTATTGTTGAATTTATTAATAAAATGTAATGCCCCTTCGCTTTTCACATCTACACCTAGATTAAATAACTCTTCTACTCTTTTATCAATTTCACCTAACAATGTAGCCTGTTCAATTCCTACTTGTTCATAATTATTAATGTTTTTTGATTGATTGTTATTTGTTTGCTTTTTTTCTTGATATTCTTGCGTATCAACGTCTTTTGTATCATCAATACAGAATAATCCATTTAAAGCGTATTTTCTAGCGTATGAACTAGTTGCGCCTGTTACTTGTGCGCTATCCATACCTTTTTTATTTTCGCTTTCTCTAGCATATGCACATGCATATACTTCTTCTTGTGTATCAATATCAATAAGACTCGCTTTTGCTTTAACATAAAAGCGCTCACCAATTTGTGAAACATAATCATCAATCAATACAACTGCACCATATTTTAAACATAACGGCTTGATTGCTTCTAGAATATCCTCACAACTTCTATAGTTGTATTTTCCAAACTTGTTATATTGGTTCTTTGGCGCTTTCAATTCATTTTGAATAGATAGCAACTTAGAATAAATACTAATTTTCTCTTCCATTATTCATTCTCCTTTGCTTCTTTCAATGCTTCTTCTTTTTCTTTCTTGTACATTTCTAGTAATTCACTTTTGAAATAAGTGGTAAAGTCATAAAATGACATTGAATTTGGAATTTTATCATTTACTATTTTTTTGCTTAACCAATTATTATACGAAGTGGAGTTGTATGTATCTGCTTCTTCATCATATTTACAATCTACTTGATTCCATGAATATGTTGCATATCTGAAAACTTCCTTCTTACCTTTTTCAATCATCAACACATCAATAAAAGTTGGAACTTTTTCTTGTGTTTGAACTTTAGGTATAGCGCCTTTTAAACGCTCATTTTCTAATTCCAATGTATCAATATAATCATATACATCTAAAATATCATTTACTAATTCTTGTCTTTTAATCATTTTCTTTTTCTCCTTCATCTAATCCTTTTAATTTTCTATAGAATGGGCAATATTGAGCAACGTTGCAGTACTCTTCACACTTCTTATTTACACCTTCACGCTTTTCAATGTAATGCTTATCATCATTTACACCTTTCCACTCCATGTAGTCCTTTGCTTCTTCTTCACTGTCAACTACTCTCAAGGCTCTTTTACTACCTTTCTTCATTACTGCATATTTATTGCCTGTAAACCATCTCTGTTCTTCATTGCATGGTTCTAATTTTTCCGTATCTGTATTTTCTGCTACTGAAATATCAATGAATCTTTCAACAATGAATTTTTCAATATCCTCAAAGTCCTTTTCAGTGAATTTAAATTGTACTCTATGGACAGGAAATTGTGGGTAACTACTATCTAATTTTGCTTTAGTTTTTGAATGATCCTTTAAGAACGCAACTATTTCACCTTTATCACATTCAAACCCAATTTTTCTAAGCATCCAAGCATACATTAATAACTGCTTTCTGTAGTCTTCCCAATCGTTATAGATTACCTTCCAACATGTAGCAGTTTTATAATCTGTAACAGTTTTAGTTGCTTCATCATATAAATCAAAGATTCCACTTAATTTATAGCCGTTGACATCAACAACTAGATAATTCTCTTTTAATTGTGAATCCTCTTCTTGAGCATTCTCTAAAATGCTATGAACTGCACTACCAAAAAGTGCCCAAATCATATCAGATACATCTTGTTCAATATAATCTGCATATCTTCTTTCAAGCACATTTTGACATGCTCCTTTTAATAAAGCCGTAACGCTATACTGTTTAGGCTTGTACGTGTATTCTCTTGTCACTGCATCAACAAGAGGTTTAGGTAAATTCATTTTATTTGTAATCTTCATATTCATTCTCGCTTTCTACTAAATCAAATAATCTTAATGTATTTTCTGTTTTGAACGTTCTTTCAAAATTATTCAAAAATTGTTGAGATGGGTTTTTCTTTCCTGTCTCAATCAAACAAAAGAAACTTGTTGCAACTCCTAGTCTTTTGGCTACATCTGTTTGAGTTAGTCCTCTTCTCGCTCGCCATGCTTTTAATTTGAGTCTTTTCATATTCTTTCACCCCTTTTCTTGTCTACTATTTGAAGCGTTTGCTATAAAGCATGATTTACTCATGCTTTTCAATTATCCTTTTTTGCGATTTTCGATTTTTAAAATCAATTCTTGTAATTCTTTTATGTGTCGCTTTTCGATTATGATATTTTCTTTTATTAAAAGGTTTTCTAATTCATCAATAGTTTTATGTATTTTTTTCATATAATCGCCTCTATCTATTTAATATCAAATTGGATAATTGACTCAATTTTCTTAAATTGTAATTATTATTATCTCCTTTCTACTATTTGAAGCAATTTCTAACTTCTTAAGACAATATTATTTTACAATAATTTTAAATGTTTGTAAATAATTAAATTAACCAATAGTATAATAATTTTACTATTTGAATACACTATGCTATATTTAAGTTATAAAATAAAAAAGGAGTGCTATTTGTTGAAGATTCAAAAAAGTATTAATACAAAGGATATAGGAGCGAAGATAAAACATTTAAGAAAAATGCGATCAATGACACAAGATGAATTAGGTGTTGTCTTAGGTGGCTTATCTAGAGGGCAAATATCTAATCTAGAGACAGGAAGAAGGAATTTAAACATTCATCAGATTAAGACTCTTGCAGATTATTTCAATGTATCCTTAGAAACATTAGGACTTGTTACAAATGAGATTGAAACTGTTGATTTATTGGAACGTGCAAGAATGATATTTGAGAATGAGGTCATACCACTAGAAGAAAAACAAGAACTGTATGAAAGTGTGATGAAACTGTATCTTGAAGCAAAAGAACAAACGAAAAAATGAGAAGCATTGTATACGCTTCTCATAGCCATATATTTTTCTTATCTTTTTTTAATTTCTTGATTTCATCTTTTGAATAAAATAATGCTTCATCTTTGAATATTTTGTTACAAGTATCATATAGATTTTTTAGGTTCTCTTTTGTTTGTGTTGATGGGTTTATGAAGTTTATTGTTGTATTGCCTATCTGCACTTTTACCACCTCAAAGATATGTATGTTGTGTATCAATCATTTATGTATGAATACTTTATAATTAAATATTAACTATTTGAATACTTTATTACAATAAGGAATGAATATAAAAAATATGACAATTACACCAATTTTTGAAGAAATAGATTTAATGCTACTAAGGAAATCAAGAACGGACGACACAAAAGAACCAATAGAAATAACATTGAAAAGACATGAGGAACAATTACAAGAACTCTCTATAAAGACAACAGGAAAGCCAATAAAAGAAGAAAATATATATAGGGAGATTGTATCGGGTGGAGAGAATATAAAAGACAGACCCGATTTCTTGAGATTATTAAGACGGCTTGAAAGTGGAAATATAAAGCGTGTTTGGTGCATGGATCCCGAACGTTTAAGTAGAAGTGGAATATATGGTGCAGGTGATGTTTTAAAGATATTTGATATTACTAATACATTGATTGCAACCATTGAGCAGATTTATGACTTAAAGAATCCAATGGATAAGAAATACTTAGAAATGCGTATGATTCAATCAGCAGAGTATAGAAAAGATCGGAAGAGCGTCGTG